GTAATGGAAAGAATGCATCTCTTAAATTACCACCTGGTGCATCTACATCTTTAAATTCACCTGGTTGTATTGGTGATGCTTCGTCTCTAACTCTGACTCCTCTTTGTTTAAATCCTGCAGGTAAGTTCGATAAAGTACCAGCGTCTAATAATTGACGGAGAGCCGCCGTTGCCGTACGACTCAATCCGCCAATCATGTGAATGAGTCCAAAGCCATAAAATCCTAGTCCTGGCAGAAATTTGAAGTGGACAAAATATTGGATCTTATTTTTCTTTAGATCATCGGGCGCATAGTTTCGTCTTATAGACAAAACTTTCCTACTACCTTCTTCGACTGTTACGATGTAAGGTAATTTTATTCCTGTTGGTTCACCATCTGCTCCAACATCTTCGAAACCTTCTAAGTCTAAATTTACGTGACACTCTAACAAAGTATAAACAGGTTCGTTCTTACCTGTTTTCTTTGTGCCTTCTAGCTCACGTTCTTTTTTCTTTAGTTCTCCATTAACATCTGTACCTGGAGGACCTAATTCTACATCAGCGTAGAATCCATTGACTTGTTGTTTTCTTAATTCGTTTTCTGAAATTTTAACTGTGTGAATAATCGCTTCCGCATCATCTAATGAGGTAGCTGTATACGGAACGATTAATTCATCTGCTGGTACAAACTTAGATACTACTCTACCCATTGGTACGTCGTAGTAAACTTTTTTAAAAGTTGATCCAGCTAATGGTAAATGAAATAACATAGAATCAAATTCTGATTCATACTCTCTCATTTGATCCATTATCAAATAGTTCATGTAATCTTTAACACGCTCAGACTGTTGTTCTGTCCCAGGATTTTTTACACCTATGATGTCTGTTCTTACAGGACCATCCGCAGGTAATAATTCTTTGTAAGCTTGTGCTTGAAACTGTGTTACTGCTTCTGCAAGAACGGGGTGAGTTGCACCACTAGCTCCTTGAAAAGGCTCTGTTCTGTTTTCGTATTTAAATCCTAAAAGATCTAAACCTTGTGTGTAAGCATTCTCCCAATCTTTTCTTGAACCTTTGTAGTCCATATAATTTTGAACCATCTCGTTTCCAATCGGCTCTAAATTTTCTTCTGGTAAAATATCTGCTAAGTTATCAAAGTGTGATTCTGTTCCAGGTATATTGATTGCACCTGGTTCAAAGTCGATCGTTGCACCACCATCTTCTTCTGGTACTACTTCGACTGGTCCTTTTTGTTCTGCTTCTTCTTCCTGAACACTAACTTCTTCTGCCATCTCTTCATCTGAAGGGATATCAAGTTTTGTACGAGTGTTAGGGAGTCCTTTATCTATATCTGCCATTTATTACTCCTAATAGTTTCTAGCACGTTTCATTAATGATAGCAACCCTTGTGGGTTAGGGCCTCTTTCTGGTGGTGGGCCTGATGAATCTCCACCTGATAAACCCACACGTCCTCCACTATAAAACGCCAAATCTAAGTTTAATGGATTGTTCATTTTATTTGTGGTTACATTTTGTGCTGTTCTTCTAATTAAATCTTCATCAATTTTTCTTTTACCTAAATTTATAATTTGGTTTGCTTGGTCTTTGGTTAGGTTAGCAAAATTTAGCTCACCAAGTTCATCTCCATAAGCTAAACCTTTTTTTGGATTAAAACCAACATCTTTTAACTTAGTAACCGCACCTGCATTATCTAATTTTAATAATTGAAAGTTAACTAAACCTTTTCCTTCAGTCCCCTTTAATTGACCTCTCATTCCTTTCATAGAGTTATTAAAATTATCTACAAGTTTTTGTTTATCTGCAATAGAAAGTTTTGTGCTTTTTAATTTATTTAATGTTTGACTTAGTAGTTCGTTACGTATTCTTTCAGCTCTCTCTACAGCAGGAGAGATATTTACTTTGCTTGGTATTAAACCCATCCTACTTAAAGTTTGTGTTGTAAATTTTGCATCACCATGTTGAAGAACAATATCTTTAGACATTGTTCCTGGGAATTTTTTTGTTTTATATTTTTGTAAAGCTTTATATATTCCAAAAGGATCTTGTTTTTTATACATGGCCTCTTTTAATCTTTTTAATTTTCTAAAATATTCTGGTGTTTTAAATACTTTAGCTTTGTTTTTGTAGAGATTACCAGATACAACATCATCAACTTGTTTTTTAATTATTTTTAAATTTTCTTTTGTTGCTGGCACCGCAATGTTTTTAAAATCATTTTTAATAGGCCCACTAAACTTTACTCTAAATAATTTACTTCCAGCTTTTGATGTTTCTACTGAAGGAGAAATATGTGTAGCTTTTAAATCTTTAAACTGTTTAACAAGATCATCACTAACTGTTGTAATACCTGTGGATTTTTTACCACCAAGTTTAGCAGCTTCTTTTTTATTCATGGGTTTTAAATAATCTATACCTTCTTTAAAATATTTTTTAATTGTTGCAGCAGCTCTTCCTGTAGCTTGAATAAGTTCGTTTTGTGTTGGAATTCTATCTAAATTATTTGCAACTGTTTTAGCTGTAGCTTTCATTGCTTTAATAGCAGGACCTCCTAAAACAAAATCAATACGTCCACCATCAGCTTTATTAAATCTTTCGTTTGCATTTTCAAACATTTCTCTTTTCAATGAATCTTCTGTTCTATCTGCTTTATCTAATGTTGTAACCTCTCCGTCGAAGAGATCCATCAACTCTATGATCTTTTTATCTAGGTCTTCCATTACTCACCTAACAATCTGGCAACACCGCCGCCAGCTTTTTTAGTGACTGTCTTTTCGATAACCTCTATGATATCATCGTCGATACCCATCTCATCTCTTCTTCCCGGTTTGTAATAAATTTCTTTATTACCTTTTTTGATTATGTAACTACCATCTTGAATATCTTCTGTGACCTCAACACCCTCATGCTTTTTCTTAGTCACCATTTCTTTAACTCTTCTACCCTTTACAGAAATTAATTTACCAAGGCTCATAACTGTATCTACAATCTTAGCTAATGCTGGTCCTGATATCTCTGCAGCTTTCGATACAACTGGTGCTGCCATCTTAACACCTTTACCAATTCCAAATGGTAACATCGATGCAATACCTGCAGCAGCTTTCATGAAAGTTCTTCTTCTAGGATCTTTTGGTCCGTCCTTGTACTCTGCACGTCCACCATCTGCGAAAGGTATTGAAGAAATCCGTGATACAATGTCAAATAATTCTGCAGTGTTAAAACCAGAAAGAATAGGTGCGTTTTTATTTGCAAAAATACTTTTAAATAATCCACCATCAGGTTCTACACTAGGCATCAGTTTAGCTAACAATCCTTTTTTAAAAGCTGCACGTCCACCATCTGCTAATGTAATTGATGGTGCTCCTCTATCAACTTTAGAAAATTTTTGCATAAGTCTTTCAACTTCATCATTTAATAAATCCATTTCTTCTGGTGTTAATAGATCAATAGGTTTTTTAAATAGTTGTAATGATAATTCGTTTCTCTCATCCATAATATCTGGATCGGAAGCCATCTGCATAATACCTTCACCATCTTTAAATCCTGCACGCATAATACCACCATCTGCTTTCTTCAAAGGATCTCTTGGATTAAAAGGTTTGCCCTGATCATCAAATTGCATTTTCTCAACTGTGTTATCAAAATCAGGATCTTTTTTTCCAACAGGTTTTTTAGGTTTAAATATATTATCTATTTGTCTTCTGAGTAACCCTTTGGTACCAATTTTACCAAATTGTAATTCAGCAAAATCTAAAATTTGTTTTTTTGTTACACCTTGACCTGCAAGAGATCTAGCTGATATTAAAAATTTTATAAATGGGTTCATTATTTAATCTCTGCTTTTTTAATTTTACTTTGTAAATTTTTTAACATACCACGTGGACCAAATCTTCCTTTTCTATTAAGTGGTAATTTTAATTGAACTGGTCCTTTAGTTTTTTCTACTGGTGGTGGCTTTCTTGTTTCTATAAATAATTTACCTTGTCCTTTTTTTCCAGCTTTTGGCATTCTTGGATTATAATTAAATCCTGTAACAGGACCTTTAACAAGGACCGTATCTGATCTTGTTTTTCCTGTTTTTGAATCTGTATAAGTTCTTTTTGCTTTTTCTGTATAACCTGCTTTTTTACGAGCAGCATTTGAAGAGAATGCTTTTTTAGCTATTGCTCCCATTCCTTTTGTAATTATAGTCATATTAATAATAATTCCTTTTAGTTTTCTCGACTGGTTCGTCGACGTAGTCTTCAGGGTGATCTATAAGTCCACCTTGTCTGAATCGCATAATGGCTTGTGTAGTCGAGTCGACTAAGTCATCATGATCGCCAAACGGAAACGCAGCGCACTCTTCCATGACGTCGTCTGCGAATTTCTGCTCCGGACACCATATCATACCAGATTCAAAGAGAGGTGCAACTGAATTCACACGAGCATGTTTATCGTTTCCACGTGACGGTGTGAAGTTAACAACGGGTATATCCATCTGTCTAAGCTCGTATGTTAGTGGTAAACCAGATGCTTTTGCCTCTACAATGACAGACTCAGGCTGCCAATATTCATACTGCTCCAATGCCAAACGTCGAAGTTCAGGAAACTCATACCTACCTTTTACTGCATCTAATAACATCAGATTAGCTGGACTATCTTCATCAGGATAAAATATACCCCATGTAGTTATCGCAGAATAGTCTGCAGTCTCTTTTTTTAAAAATGCCGTATCATAAGATTGTATTACATGATGTAATGTTGGTATCCAATCGTTTGGCCATATTCTCCACCACTCACGTTTTAATATTGCTCCTTCTTCAGCCGTTGGATTTTGCATCCATTGCGCGTTCCATTTACCCATAGGCAGTGTTGCTTGAACTTTCTCTAATTCATCTAGTTTCCAATACTCAGGCCAAACAGGTGCAGCCTTCTTTGTTCCTTGGTCCATGATTGCCGGAAATTCGACCACGTGCCACTGATCAGCTTTCGCTTCTTTCTGATTGTTAATTAATTTTGCTGTAAGATCTTTGTTACTCCATCTTGTCATTACAAGTACAATTTTACCACCAGGTTGCAAACGCTGACGCGGACCTGACGTGTACCACTCGTATGCTGATTCAAGGGCCGTGGGCGATAGTGCATCTTGCTCGGAATGTGGATCATCGATAATTAATAAATCAGCACCACGTCCAGTGATCGCACCACCAACACCGGCGGCGAAGTATTCACCACCTTGT